TTCATCCTTATCACCTCCTTTCAATTAACCAGGATTTCTCTTGCTTTGAACTTCTCGCAAGCCAGTCGATCCATTCCAACACCTGGATCAAACCCTTGGATCATTATCCCCTTTGATGAAGGAAGGGCAAACGTGACTGGCGGATTAACTCTGCAGCTGCCTGTTGTTAGCTCCGCTGGATTTACTTGATAATACCTGCAGTCGTTGCAAGTCATAGCTTCTCCTCAAATTGGAATATCTTCGAGTCCATCGTTCTCTACTGCGTCGTCGTCAATCTCTTTCTCATCCACGCGCAGCTTAGCAATATTAAAGGAATTCTCATCCTTCTCAATATATGTCGCTGTAAGCCTCATCCTGTTCGCAGCGACCAGAATAGGCCCAGTCCCACCAAAGCAATCAAGCACGCTATCGCCAGCATTCGCGCTTCGACTGAGCAAATCCGCATAAAGCGCCACTGGTTTCTGCGCCCCATGCTTGAGCCGCCTGACGCCTGAGATGTTGATAACGTCAGTTTTAACAAGCAGCGTTTTGCGATCTCCTTTCCAAGCGTAGAATATACACTCGTAAGTCCTTCGAGGTCCATGATCAGGGAAGGGAAGCATCCCATTTCCCTTTGTCCAGACCAAAGGAGTTGGAAAGCAAGTCCACCCTGCCAGCAGCATAAGTACTGAGAGTTGCTCAAAACGTCTAACGTCACAAAAGACATAAACGTGTGCTCTCTCCTTTGCAACTCGGTAAGATTCGTCCGGAAAGACTTGGAAAATCTTATCGAAGTAATCTTTGGAGTCCTCATAATCATGCCCAGTAGCAGCCATTTCTCCAAATGTGTTGGAGCCAATTCCATATGGAGTGTCAGTGCAGATAACATCGAAACTGCCTGCTGGCAATGTGGACAATAGCTCAAGAGAATCTCCAAGAAGCAATGTGTGGGGACTTACTTGCTTAAGCGCCGCTGCTGCGAGCTTCGCTCTATGCCCAGCTGAAGTGATTTTCTCGATCGCACGAAGCGCTTCTTTCTCATTCTTTGCTCTCGCGACCTCGGGGATGTGAAGATGCTTGTTGACGATAAGTGCGTTGGAAACGACCATCCTTTCACTTCCCTGAGCGGGCTTACCCAATATCTCCGATGCAGTGGCAGCGATTGTCTGTACAGGATTTTGGATTTTCCTAAGCTCATGTAGAGCTGCAAGGGCCCGAGTCCGTTCCTGCCAGGTAAAATCACTGCGAATGACATTTTCCTCGACTTCGATCTCGAGGCGCTGGAGCGGGGTGAGCTCGTCGAAATCGACGGCAGGGATCGTATCTCCAGCATATGTAATGTTGCCCAGATGAAACGTACCGCCGCTTTTAATGATTTCTGCAAGAACGCGGAGGCGACGCTCTCCAGTTCGTAGAATGAATTCATCTGCGACCCTTTCCACTGTAATTGGACTGAGCAGACCATTCCGCAGAATTGATTGTTTGAGCTCTTCCATTCTTCTCTCGTCAAACACTCGACGAAAGCGGTTCTCTGGAATAGTGATGCTGTCAAGCGTTATTTCAATCATAGATACTCCACTGGGATAAAAAGACACCACGGGGCAATACAGCCGCCCCGTGGTATTTCTTCTTAGAGCTTCGTTACCGCTGTTACATTGGTGAAGGGATTGTTCGGATCTTCCTTGTTCGATTTCTGCTCCACCTTGATCCGAGCCGGCTTCCCGATAAAGTCGGTGAATGACCACTTGATCCCAGCGGAGTTAAGTCCGAAGACCTCACGAAGCTTGTTGAGATCCGCGTTTTTGAAAGGCGCCATGTCAAGGCCGCCGGCGTCGGTGAGATCGAGGAAGATCCCTTGACGCACCGTGGGGAGTTTCTCCAGCTTGTGTGCTGCGCGGACTTCTCCGTCGTCGGGCTGCCAGACGACCTCGAGAATCACCTGACCTTTTTCGGTGGTTTTGATCCGGGTTTTCTTATCCTCACCGAAAGGCCCGACGATGAACGCAGGGTATTCCTTTGCAGGGAGTTGAAACCTTCTTGTATCACCTTCGCCTTCGAATGAGCCAGAGCCAAATGAAGCAGGATCGAATGAGCTTGGGATTGCCATTTTGCTGTTTCCTTGAGTGAGTTGAAGTTAGCGATGATTTAGAGTCTCTCGACTATGTCAACTTACTGGCTTGACTGCTCCAGCGAGCTGTGCATTCGCGGAGGCAGCATTTATTTCTGCCTCGATGCGCTTGTGCCAGGATTCCACAAGCGAACGGAAGGAAGGGGGGATTGAACTGCTGAAGGGTAAGTTACGGGTTTTCAGCTTAAATCCTGCCTCCGTCGTGGACCAGGTGAACTTGTCGCCCTCACGTTTGGCAAGAATAACATCAGAGAACGGTCTGGGGATTTTTGGCGCGAGCTTTTGCCCAAGCGTCGCTACCATGTTTTCAAACCCGCCTGTGGTTTCGTTTGGCTCTTTATCCACGTGAGCCGTCATAACGCCCATGCAAGGCATATCGTTGGTGAACTTGTCAATATAGCGCTCGATATTGAACATGGTTATTCCGTATTCGCCCCTATGCACCGCAGGCTTGGTACCGATGTGGAGAAATAGCGAGGCTTTGGAAATAGATGTGAGCGAATCATTCACCACGGCCCACTTGTCATATTCAAGTTGATCCGCCGGACCAAAGTTTCCATTGCACCGCTCACAAATGAGATTGCCCATTGTTGAGACAATTTCATAAAATGCTCTGAAGCGTTCACGATTCGCTGGCGCCATGTTTGCGAGGGCTTCAAAAGAAAACTTATTGAGCAAATCCGCTGCTGCAGCGAGATCTTTAAAAGTAGGGGTAGCTACAGGATGGTATCTCCAATGAAGCCCATCGGCGCAGGTGTAGACTTTTCTTCCTCGATTTGAATCAAGCAGTACCTCCATCCCCGGTTCGCTGAAGACTACAAATACTTTGAGTCCAGCTTCGATCAGTGTGCGGATGCTGTCAGTCTTTCCGCTGCCCTCTGCTCCAAGAAGGAGGATCTTTGGTCCACGAGCGAAGACTTTTTGTGGACTGACGACAGAGCTCATACTGAAATCCACTCGACAAAGAATTCTCTTTCATCGTCATCGTTTTCCTCAACGCTTACTTCAGCTCCTTCAAAAAAGCTATTGTTGAATCTGTAGATGGAAAGAGTTCCATCTACAACTTCTTGTAGATAGTTATCATCTGGCATCTTGTCAACTTGCGAAGGGCTTCCGTCTTCGTCAATTATTAGGTATTTCATTGTGGCTCCTTGAGTTAATGGGGATGATAACAACGAGTAATCCCGGCCATTTCTAATCAAAAGTCGTCCCATTCCTTTTTCTTAGAAATCGATTTCGTCTCTCCAGCCAAGCCAGACGTAGGGTGGTCGTAAACCAGTTCCGCCTGCATCAATGGCTTTCGCTCCACTCGTTTGGTACTTGAACTTTGCAAACCGACCGAGATATTTATCTCGATGTCTCCATATAAATTCTCGATCGTACGACTTAAAGCCAGTCCCAAGTCTGAATACCACCTCTCCCATTTCGCAGACGAGTGCTCCCAGCGTTCCCATTGGTAATTTATTCTCCGCATGCGAAGAGCGTTTGGTATATCCACGTTCATCGACTTTAGCCTCATTCGCGTTGTGATGAAGCTCCTCGAATCCGATGACTCTTGCTTCGGCATCAGTGAACCTTTTCAGTTTAAGAAGATATTGCTCGCGGAGCGTTGAGCGGCCTTGCTTATAGCGCCCTGTGGGGGAGCGAAGAACAAGACCTTCATACCCAGCGGCAAGCGCGGTTGTTTCTAGTTCTAATACGTCTTCAGCCCTATCACAGATAAACTGATCGAGCCGGACGACTAAGGGAAAAATGTCATGAAGCGCGGCATAGCGGGAGGCAAAGTCTCCTGGAAGCTCATAATTGTCAAAGACAAAAAAGCGAATTGCTGTCTGCAGCAGCACAGTGTGTTCGCTCATGCAGTATGAAGTGGTTTCGCGAAAGGTGTCTGGTGAACTGGCATCACCGATGATAAGTTCTCCATCTAACCCAGAAGGAAGATTGAGGGAAGAAGCAATACGTTGAAGCTGACGATTTGGAATTGTCTTACGAGTGCGGGAGAGAAATTCTTTATGCTCCCATCCAGCGCGGATACCATCGAGCTTGTAGCTGGCAAAAAGTGGATATTGAAGGGAGTAAACATCTTCAACTTTTGCTCCAAGAAGGGGGCGGAAGCTCATAGATGTTTCATGGCAGACTCTAGTACGCTGCGCAACAGCCCCTCGGCCTCGCTCAGGCGGGTGCGCGGACGGTGAGTTCCTGCGCTACATCGCTAGGTATTAGCCCTAACCGGCGCCATTGGTCGAGTTCCTCGGCGTGGCGGAGGGCCAATACCTCAGTTGCATATATATCCATTCTTCGCGGAGAAAACGCTTTTTTCACTTCCTTCATCGCACTCGGTCCTGCAGGCGAGGCAGGCGCTTGTGCGGCATCTCTGCCAGCCCCAGAGGGGCCGATAACGGCTTCATCCCTACCCGGTCCACCATTACCCTCGTCAGCCTTGAAAGGGCTGGTTCCGTCCTGCTCGCTGCGGGATTTCATGGTTACGTTCCTTTCACTTGTTTCAGCACTTGCGCTGTGTGCGCCAGATTCAGCGCAGCCTGCGTAAGATTTATTGCATCGGGAGCCTTCACGTCCACGGTGATTTTCTCAGCCAGCAGTTTGATTGCGCGTTCGATTGCAGTTTCCATCGGGTTTTATCTCCAAATGTGCCGCTCATTTGAAATAGGTAGAGCGGCTTTGACCTAACAACTCTTTTCCTCCTTCACGCTGCGAGATTGAACAATATCTGCAATCATCATGGCGAAGTTTGCCACGTCCGCGGCTTCACTTATCACCCCCTCTCCGCAATTGATAGCCTCGCGCAACTCCAGTGCCTCTTGCTCCAAGCGAGTGAGCAGGTAATCCAGTGAGCACTCTCGCCAATGCGCCTTGTGATCGTTGGCGCGCAACTTGGATTCCATCACACTTGCAAAGGCAAGGACTTCTGGCCGGAGCAGGTTGGCGTAGCGGTCACAATCTTCCTGCTTCACGAGCGGCGTTTCGGAAATCAGCGTTTCTCCGGGCGCTAGGCTATATCCCGGCAGCGTGGCAAACGTGGTGCGTTGCGCCGACAGCGTATCGCGCTTTACAACGAGGTAGGCGTCAGGTTGGTCGGAGCGCGCAGACCCGCTACCAGTCTGGCCGTAGTCTCCGTTAGTGGGGATTCCCACGACAGCCTGCGGCTCCGGTAGGTTACGTAGGTGTGGCCACCAATGCGTGGCTCCCCTGCTTATACAATCTTTGCGCGTCCATTCGCGCTCCCAGATCGTGACTTTCTTCCAGCCAAAAGTAGGCACGTATTGACCTACGAGCGCATCGCGTCCAAGTACGTACGTGGGAGCTTTCTCTATTGGTTGCCAGTTCATTTCTGCGGCTCCGGTG